TTTTTTTTGGTCGTTGTATTCGCCCAAGATTTCGAAGCACTGGGTGACGTGAGCCAACGTGATGTGCTCCTCGAACTCAGGCAGCTCCATGTTGAAGTCCACGCCTTCGAAGTCGCAGCCGCATTCTACACCTACAAAGCAGAGAAAGGCGCAAGCGTCGGCTGAGAGCTTCGACGGATCGGACAAGCTAAACACGTTGACCTTGGCCTTGCGTTCAAACTTCTTGAGCGCCTTCATGGAGTAGCGCACTGGGTAGTCGGTGCCGTTGATTTCTATCATGAAGCAACCGTGTCAGTGATAGCACCAGTCAACTCAAATGTGACGCTGTACGTCGCTGTGTCCTCAGTGCCGCCTGACTGCTCGAGGCTTGTGATGAAGCCTGAAGCTGAGAAAGACAATTCGCCTGTTGCTTCGTTTGCCTTGCTGAACTTCAAAGTCAAGCTCGTGCGGTTTTCCCACGCTGTCCACAAGTCGGTGATGTCTTTGTTCGCTGCATCGAGGTAGTCAATCAAACCGCTGCAGCTGATTGAGCCTGACTTCAAACCGCCGAGCAGCTCACGATAACCCGCGCTGTCCTTGGTTGTGATGTCAATAGTCTCCATGTTGAGAGTAAGCGAGCAGTCGGTGGCTGCTGCAATCAGCGTGCTGTCAATGTACACGCCTAATTCCGTTCCGTTAAAAATGGCCATTTTATTCTGATTCTATAGATTCGTCGTCGGTCTTTTTCTTTGGCGCGTCAAGGTATCCTTTTGCTTTCAGCTCTGCAGCGAACTCAGACGTCACGCTTGGCGTGTCGCCTTTCTTCCAGTTATTTCCGCGCAGCTTGCACGCCTTCATAATTGTAACCTTCATGGCTGCAATTTACTACAAATTGTTTGACCGCTCATCCTGTGGTAGTGCCGAACAAGGTAAGCAGCTCCAGGAGGTCGGCGATAGTCACGAAGCCGTCGCCGTTCAAATCGAACTGAGCGTCATACTTATCTGATGATCCGTAGTACGCCAGCCAGCTGAGGAGGTAGAAGATGTCGTATGTCATGGGTCAAAGTTACAAACCTGCGCGCATGGCAGCGAGTTCGCAGTGCCGTGGCTCTATGCTGTCCAGCATCGTTACAAGCAACTGACCGATTGGCCGCAGCGTGCCGTCCTTGTCGTTTGCTCCCAGCACCGCGCTGACAGAATGCGTGCCAAACTTGCGGCCTTGCTTTGTGATGCAGGCGCGGTTCAGCAGTTCCGCCGCCAAGATGCTCAGCACCTTGCTCATGCTTCGTGCAGCTTCATATATCTCGCGCTTCCACATGCGTGGCCTTTGCGCTGTGTACGCTATGGCGAGCAGCGTGCCGTACAGCAAACCGACGGGCATGGCTACGCAGGCGAGCGCAAACAAGGCTACGGTCTTGACTGCTTTGGTAATCACAGCGTCGATATGTATTGCAGCAGGTCGGCAATGGTGATGAAGCCGTCAAGGTTCAGATCGTACTTGACGTTGTAAGGCGGCGGCGTGGCGGTGAAGTACGCCAGCATTTCAAGGATGAAGCTCATATCTCGTCGTCGGTGAACCAGCCGTTCAGTACCATGTAGTCATGGTCGCGCACGGTCGTAGTGCTTGGAATGATGGCTGCGAACGGGAACGCGTCGGTGTTGAGGACGTAGGACTGCAGGTTGAACCGTTCCGCGTCGCTCAGTTCAGGAAACAAGGATACGAGTTTCTCCAGCGTCGCCTGTTCGTGCACGGGAATGATGTAGGAAGTATCCACCTGCAAAGCGAATTGCACGCCGTCAGGATGGGAAATCACACCAAACACCGTCCCGTCCTTTTGGTACGGCTGTTGGATAGCGAGCGGCGTTGTGATGTTGTAGAGTTCGCGCGTAATTGATTTGGCGCGTTTCTCGCTTGTAAGCGTTCCTTCGGGTAGGACTATGATGTATCCGTTCATCAGTAGATGCTGTAAAAGGTGTTGATGTTGGACTCGATGTTCGTGCGGTTCGCGGATTGGTCGGAATTGTATATTAAAAATTCTTGCATCGTACCGTCGAAAAATAAAGAGCTCTTTAAGTGGTTTGACCCTAATACGGTTGAACCTCCAAGTGCAGTTTGCGTATAACTTAATCCTGTATTGATTTGGCTGCCGTCTACATAGCTTGCGCCGCTTGACGGTGAAACCATCATAATTGATTGGAGCTGCTGTGTTGTTCCGCTGTGCCGCGTACCTTTCCAACTGCCATCGTAATAAACGCCGAAAGTCGCTGAACCTCTACCGTCTAAAATCACTCGACCCGTCTGACTGTCAAGCAAAAAATGATTTTCCGTATCTGCCTTATTTATTGCAAAAAACGAATAGTCACTTGCCGAAGTAGTTAACGATAAATCAAAGGCATCGTTACTTCCATCAAACTCAACCGCAGGCTTCTCGTTTCCTGCGCTGCCCTCCGTCACCACGCCCGTCACGCTGTCGTAAATCTTTGGCTGATTCGCCGTCGCGCCCTGCGTCGCGTCGTTACCGTTTCCGCTTTGGTCATGCCAAGTATCAACGAAGCCATCGCTTGCACCGCAGAAGGCCGCCAATGAAACCGTATCGAGCTCTCCGAATACATTGAAGCCGATGCCTTGGGTAAAGTTGTCCGAGGCTCGCCGTACCGTTACCGCGTTACCCGTGTAAGCGGTTCGCAGCTTGCGCAGAGAGTAGGCCGCCGCCGCTCCTGTATACGTGTCGAGGAGTGGCGTGTTTTGGGTGAAGTAGTCGCCTATGTTGGATTCGATGCTGGTGCGGTCGGTGGATTTGTCGGAAGCGTAAATGATGGCTTCTTGAACTTTACCGTCATAATAATGTGTGCCGCCTTGACTTACGTTACTTATTTTGATAGTTCCGTTTACATTCGGCAGCGTTTGCGTGTCGTTTATGTTTTGAACGCTGTTCACGTGTTCAGTTTGCGCGGATGTACTTCGAACAGCGAACCGAAGATATTGCGTGCTTGCCGCTGGAGTTAAGGTGCCTGCACTAAAAGCGCCGTCATAACGCAAGGAAAAATCCGCATCCATTGCGAAAGTTTCTTTTGAGTTTATCGTTGCACTCGCAACCCCCCAAGCTCTACTGCCTGATGTTGTTGTGTCGTTTGTTTGCACCAAGACAAAAGACGTTGTCGCTTGGTCGTATGCCGCTCCCGTTAGTTCGTCATTCGTTCCATCAAAGTCCACCGCTACCCGTCCGTTCTCCTTCACAATCGCGCCGCCCGTGTAAATAGTCGGCTGCTTGGTGTGGTCGGTCTGTTGCGCGTCGTTGCCTGAACCCGTGCCGCCCGTAACCGATTGGTCGTACCATGTGCGCACCTTGCACGTCGTACCCGTGCAGAACGTCGTGAGTGCGCTCTCGTCAAGGTTGCCGTCCACATCAAAGCCGATGTCCTGCGTGGTGTTATCGCTGCTGCGTTCTACCTCAATCGCCGCGCCCGTATACAGACCGTTCAACCGCCGCACCGAATACGCCGCTGCCGCTCCGCTGCCGTAGCTCTCATTCAGCAAGCCCGTAAACGAAGGTGCTTCCGCTACCTCCTCCCACGTCATTTTCAGGCTAATCGGTACAGTGCCGCCCGTCCGTTCCTTCAGGTACGCCAAAAGCGTAGCCTTCGCGCTTGCGAACGTAGTGTCGTCCGCGATGTCTGCGAATTGTACCCACGTGCCTGTGTCGGGGTCCGCGAAGCCCGCTTCCGAATAGTACAGTTTCCTTCGGATATCGTAACCCGTGGCGGGGGTATCGCTCTCCGCGCTTTCCGCATAGCCGTCGCCGTCGGCCTGTGCCGTGTAGTACAGTTCAACCGTAGCCGTCGAGGCCGCCCGCAAGGTTTCCGCTTCGGTTGCGTAGCGGTTGTAATACTGCGTCAGGTCTTGGTTGCTGAATACGCTGCCAGTGAATCGCAGGATTTGATTTGCCGCAGGCGTGGCAATCGTAACGTCGGAAAGGTCGTTCAGCTCATCGACCGCAGGCGGCGGTGACGCTGGCGTTGCTGGTTGCCATTCGCCCGACACGCTCGACCACGTCAGTACCTGACTGCCCGATGGCGTCAACGTGGACACGTTGTCCAAGTCCTGAAGGTTTGCACCAAATGAAACAGTACCCGATCCGTCCGTCTTTAATAGCTGGTTGGCCGTGCCGTCTGCCGTTGGTAAAGCAAACGCCTGATTGACCGTGACTACGCCCGATTCGTCCACTCGGAAAATCTCCACGTCTGCGCCGTTCTTGATTATGAACGCCTTGTTGTCTTCGTCGCTGTTTTCGTCAAGCTCAACAATCAAGTTGCCGTTGGATTGAATGATAAGCTCGCCAGCCGCGCCGCCGATGTCGTAAGGGCGAATCAATCGCGGCGTTGCGCCTGTCATGCGCAGCTCGCCGCCAATTATGAAGTTGCCGCCAATCGTGCCTTGTCCTGTCGTTGTTAAAGTGGTTACAGCCAAATCAGGCTCGACGCTGATAATACTGAATCCGTTAACCTCGGTGATGTCAATTTCTGCGCCTGCAATAAGTGCGCTGCCCGCCGTGCCAGCAACCCAGTCGCCGCTTGCTTGGTCGTACACCAAAGCGTTGCCGTCGGCTACGCCGCCCACATTGACGTCAGACAGGTCGCCCAGCTGCGCACCCGTCACAGGCGTGCCAAGCGCAATCTCGATGTCGTCGCGCTTAATGCGAAACGTGAACTTCAGCACCTGACTATAGCGCCGTGGGTCGTACTCAATCTCCACGTCGACGTCATTGAACTGGACGCTCTCTACGTTGACGCCGTTGTATGTGCCGCTCACGCGATCCAAAGCACCGCGGACCGCAGTACCTAGGTCGGCGGCGGCGTTGTAGCTGTCGGCATAGCACAAGAATTCAAACTGTACCTCATCGAGCTTCGACGGTCCGTCGTGGGTATCTTCAGGAGATACGCTCTGCAGCTGGTAAATGATAAAAGGCGTCACCGCCTCCTGCTCAGCAATCTCTGGAAAGATGCGTGTGCCTACTATGTCCGTGACTGCGGTGGTGCCGCTCAGAATGCCG